AACATCCTCAGTTAGAAGTAAGAGGAACTGGAGCAGAAGGACATGGTTTAGAACACGTACGACCGGCTAGAGAAGAAAATGAAGTAGCTAGAAGGTTAGACCCTAATCCTTTTTCTACGATTGCAGCATCTTCTGGAATTATAAATGTATTTGAAAAATCTCATGGTAGATCTACAAGTGACACAGTTAGATTTAGAGGTCCTATTTGGACAAATTCAGATTCTGATGCTTATCAAAATCCAATAGGATTTGATGGTATTACAGGAGCTAATCTTGCGTACTCATCAGGTTATTCAATTACTGTTGGTAAAAGAGATTCAAGCGGAGATATTACGAATACAGAAGATTACTATCACTTTACTGTGAATACAAACACTGCTACAACTGGAGCAGTATCAGGAGGAGGCAATAGTTGTTCGGCTGGTCCAGCAACATTGAGCGCATAATATGGTTGTAAAATTTTTAGCAAAAAAAGGACTAGGTCTTTTAGGTAAGAAAAAAACTCTTACAGCGGATAGAATTGCAGATATCAATAGAAAATTAAGAGGAACTCCAGACAAAGGTAAAATTTTACCAACAGACAATCAAAAATCAAATATCAAACAAGATGTTTTTGAAGATCATATTGATGAAGTTAAATCAATTTATGATAAATATAATAAAGGTAAAAAATAATGGCAGGTTTTACTTACGCAACATTAACAACAGCAATTGGAAGTTATACTGAGGTTGGAACTTCTGTATTAACAAGCACAATTACTGATCAATTTATTGATAATGCTGAACTTAGAATTTTTAGAGAAGTACCTATTGATGCTAATAGAGCATCAGCAGTAGATAATATGGTAACTAATCAAGCCCATGTAAATGTGCCAGCTGGTGCATTATTTGTTAGAGGCGTGCAAGCCTATGATTCAACGTCAGCACAAAATAACCCAATCTGGTTAGATAAAAAAGATCTTACTTATTTAGATGAATATAATGGTTCTCTTGCTACAGGAAGACCTAAATATTATGCAATGAAAGGTGGTGCTACAGGTACTACTAACACGACTTCAGGAGGTGTCTTTTTAGCTCCTATACCAGATGCAACATATACTTATAAAATTCATTACGATGTGAGGCCCTCACTATTAAGCTCATCAAATACAACAAATTTCATTAGCTTAAACTTTGGAAATGGACTTTTATATGCATGCTTGGTAGAAGCATTTAGTTATTTAAAAGGTCCAATGGATATGTTACAACTTTACGAACAAAAATATCAAACGGAAGCACAAAAGTTTGGTAGTGAACAATTAGGTCGAAGAAAAAGAGATGACTATACGGATGGAACACCCCGTATACCGATCCCTTCTCAGACACCTTAGGAATTAAATTATGGCATCAAGTTTTACAGAAATTGGAACAGAGTTAATGACCACTGGCGAGAACGCTGGTAACTGGGGAACAAAAACTAATACTAATTTACAAATTATAGAAGAAGCTCTTCGTGGTTATGTATCACAATCTATTGCAGGTGGTGCAGGAACTACAGCGTTAACCTATACCGATGGTTCTACAGGTGATGCTGCTAGAAACATGGTTATTGCTTTAACAGGATCCATTACAGGAAACAGAGTTGTAACGGTAACTGCTAAAGAAAAAATGTGGATTGTAGATAACCAAACTTCTGGTGCTTTCACAGTTCAGTTTATGGTATCAGGTCAAACAGGTGTAACCTGGGCGACAACTGATAAAGGAACAAAAATTTTATATTGCAATGGTACAGATGTTATTGACACAGGAATTTCATCTACAGGGGCATTTGATTTAGATGGTAATGAATTTATTTTAGACGCTGATGCAGATACAAGTATTACAGCAGATACAGACGATCAGATAGATATTAAAATTGCTGGAACAGATCAAATAACAATTAAAGATGGAGCATTATCACCTGTCACTACTAATGATATTGATCTTGGTACTGTATCATTAGAATTTAAAGACGCTTTTTTTGATGGTACAGTAACTTCAGATGCTTTTGCAGGACCCTTAACAGGAAATGTTACAGGGAATGCAAGTGGTACCGCAGCCACAGTAACAACTGCAGCTCAATCAAACATAACAAGTTTAGGTACTTTAACAACTTTAACAGTTGATAATGTTATTGTTAATGGTTCAACAATTGGACACACTGGAGATACAGATTTATTAACTGTAGCTAGTGGTATATTAACAGTTGCGGGTGAAGTCTCAGCAACTACCTTCGATATAGGTGGAACGAATATAACATCAACTGCGGCTGAAATAAATTTAATAGATGGTGGTACTTCAAGAGGTACTACAGCAGTTGCAAGTGGAGATGGTATCTTAATCAATGACGGTGGCACAATGGCGATGACTAATGTTGATACAGTATCAACTTATTTTGCAAGTCATAGTGTGGGTGGCGGTAATATTGTTACAACGGGTGCCTTAAATTCTGGATCAATTACTTCTGGATTTGGAACTATTGATACAGGTTCCTCTACAATCACAACAACAGGATTAATTAGTGGTGGCTCATTAGATATTGATAACGTTTTAATTAATGGAACAACAATCGGCCATACTGATGACACAGATTTAATAACACTTGCTGATGGACTTGCTACAGTTGCAGGAGAAATTTCTGTAACCACATTAGATATAGGTGGAACAAATGTAACAACTACAGCAGCAGAACTTAATTTAATAGATGGTGGCGCTTCAACAGGAACAACTGCTGTTGCAGACGCAGATGGTATTCTTACAAACGATGGCGGCACAATGAGATTGACAACTGCCGCAACCTTTAAAACATATTTTCAAGATGGCGTTACCGCTTCAGGTGTAGCAGCGGATGATATCGCAGCAGGTGATGCAGCAGTTACAGTTACAACATCATCAGGAGATATTACAATTGATGCAGCAGCAGATAATAGTGATATTATATTTAAAGGAACGGATGATACTGCTGATATTACAATGCTTACACTTGATGGCAGTGAAGCAGGTGCAGCTACATTTAATAATAAAGTTGTAGCAACAGAATTAGACATTTCTGGCAACATGGATATTGATGGAACATCAAACTTAGATGCCGTTGATATTGATGGTGCAGTTCAATTAGATGCAACATTAACAATTGGTGCAAATGATCAAGGATACGATGTTATACTTTATGGAGATACAGCATCAGCAAATGTTACTTGGGACACTTCAGCAGATGATTTAATATTTAATGGTGCCGCAAGAATTGTGGTTCCTGATAGTGGACTAGTTCTAGGTAGTACAGCAGTTACATCAACTGCAGCAGAATTAAATAAAGTAGATGGAGTGGGTACACTTGCTCAGGCAGGAAAACAGACTATATGGGTTCCAGCAAATGCAATGACACCGACAACCTCTAATGGTTGTGCTGCTTTAGCAACTGTAGAAACAACTTCAGGTAGACCTGATATGAATGTTTTAGATTTTGATAAAGACAGTGATGAATTTGCACAATTTGCAGTAGCATTTCCTAAATCATGGAATTCAGGCGTCGTGACTTATCAATTTTTCTGGTCTGGTTTAGCTGCAACAACAACAGTTACTTTGACTTTAGCTGGAGTTTCTTTTGCAGATAATGATTCTATTGATACAGCTTATGGAACAGCCGTAGCCGTTGAAGATACTGCTCAAGGTGCTGTCGAAGAATGTTTAGTATCTGCCGAAAGTGGCAATGTTACAATTGCTGGCTCTCCAGGTGACAATGAACTTACTTATTTTAGAATTGGAAGAGATGTATCTGAAGACAACATGGCTGGAGATTGTAGACTACACGGTATTAAATTATTGTTTACTACTGATCTTGCAAATGATGCATAGAAAATATTAATTATGGCTTCTTTTGGTTATCAAATTTTAGGGTTTGGTTCAGGCGGTGGTCCACCACCTGAATTTATATCTGCATCTGGTGGTTGCGAATCTACTTGCGGAAATTTTAAAATTCATAAATTTACAAGCTCAGGAACTTTTACAGTTTGTTCTACTGGCTGCGCTGCTGGATCAAATACAGTAGATTATTTAGTAGTTGCTGGCGGTGGTGGCGGCGGAAAGTGGGATAGTACAGCTGGAGGCGGTGGTGCTGGAGGATATAGAGCATCAGGTTATGGCCCAAGTCCTTTACAAGGAACTGCTTTACCCGTTTCAGATGGGGATTATCCAATCACAGTAGCCGCTGGTGGAGCTGGAGGACCTGGACCTAAACAAAGTGGCAATGATGGAGCAAATTCAGTATTTTCAACTATAACTTCTACAGGCGGCGGAGGTGGAGGAGCACACACTCCAACTGACGGCAGGCCAGGAGGTTCTGGAGGTGGCGGCCCAGCCGCAACACACCTTCCTCCTTTAGGAGGAGGTTCAGGAAATGATCCTCCTGTAAGTCCTCCTCAGGGAAATGATGGAGGAGATGGTTCAGGAGCAGCTGGAAACTATAATGCCGCTGGTGGCGGAGGAGGTGCTACCGAAGCAGGTGTCGCTGGTGCTGGTCCCCCTGCAGTAGTAGGTAGAGGAGGTGCTGGTGCGCCTAATACTATTTCAGGAAGTGATGTAGCTTATGCTGGCGGTGCTGGAGGCGGTGGTGATGGTGGATTTAGATCGCCTTGTTTGTCAGGCGGTGGACGTAATGGACCTATTGGTGGCAGTGATGTTCTTGATGGAGTAGTAAATACAGGCGGCGGAGGTTCTGGTGGTCTACCAACACCAGGAGTAGGGGGTTCAGGAATAGTGATCATAAGGTATCTCTATCAATAAATTATGGCACACTTTGCAAAAATTTCAGATGATAATGTAGTCTTACAAGTTGTAGTAGTTGCAGATGCAAATACAGTTAATGAATCTAATGTTGAAACTGAATCTGTTGGACAAGCTTATTTAGAACAACATTGTAATTGGCCTGCAAATCGTTGGATTCGAACTTCATACAACACAACAGCTAATACTCATAAATCAGGAGATAATTCTAAGGCATTTAGAGGAAATTATGCTGGTATAGGTATGCTATGGGACTCAAGTAATAATATTTTCTGGGCTCCAAAACCTTTTGCTTCTTGGACTAAAAATACTACAACAGCTCAATGGGAATCACCCGCTGGTGCTGAACCTTCATTAAATACTGAACAACAAAATCAAAATGCAGCCCAGACTCATTTGTGGGAATATACTTGGAATGAATCGACTAAGGAATGGGATTTTGCAGACGAGTATGCATAATTGACATTTTAGCTCTATTCATTTATAAGAAGGTAGAATGAAAAAGAAAGTATTAACAGAGATAGCATTATTCTATGGAGACGTTTCGATGCCTAAAGGTTTTGAAATTGACAGGTCTACATTAGCAATAGATACTTTAAAACATTCCTTTAAAAATTTAAGTAATTCTACTTTAGATTTTCCATTTTCAAAATCATGGGATATGCTAAACACTTATGTTAAAGACCACATAAGAGTTAAACATTATTTAAATTTAGTTAATAAAGCTACATGGGGAAATCTTTATAAACCTGGAGAAGTTACAGCACCTTTATTACAGATAGATAAAGTAGATTTAAGAAGCTCACCTGATTACGTTTTATTATATGGAGTTAGTAGTCAAGAATGTAGTGTTGAAATACATTACGATGATAATAGACGTAAAGGAAGAACTTGGAATATAAAATTAAAGGACAACCAATTTATTATGTTTCCATCAACCTGTATGTATTATTTAACTAACAAACAACAGGATATATTAAATTTTGTTCAAACTATAACTTATGAATTTATCTAATTACTTTTGGTATTTTGAATCTGCGTTAACACCAAAATTTTGTGATGAAGTTATTAAATATGCTTTATCAAAAAAAGATGAAATGGCTAGAACAAGTGGTTTTGGAGATAAAAAATTAAATAAAAAAGAAGTGTTAGATTTAAAAAGAAAAAGAAATTCAGATCTAGTTTGGTTAAGTGAAACTTGGATTTATAAAGAATTACACCCATACGTATTTGCTGCCAATAAAAATGCAGGATGGAATTTTGAATGGCATAGAACAGAATCTTGTCAATTTACAAAATATAAACTTGATCAATATTACGATTGGCATTGTGATAGTTCAGATAAGCCATATGTTAAAAAAAATACTAAGGACCCCGATCACGGTAAAATTAGAAAACTATCTATGACGTGTCAATTAACAGATGGTTCAGAATATGAAGGTGGAGAATTAGAGTTTGATTATAGAGACTATGACCCACACCTAAGAGAAGAGCATAGGCATTTAAAAAAATGTAAACAGATATTACCTAAAGGTTCTATTATTATTTTTCCCTCTTTTATTTGGCATAGAGTTAAACCTGTAACGAAAGGAATACGATATTCACTTGTTGCATGGCATTTAGGACACCCATTTAAATGATACATAAAGGTAATTACTTTGGGACATCTTTTTGGTCAGAGTATAAACCAGAATTTTTAAAATCCCTAAACAAAGTAAGTAATAAACATATCAATGAGGCCAGAAAAAAAAATAAAGGTTATATTAAAGAATTTGATGATTTTGGAACAACTCATCACTCTACTACTTTACTAAAAGATAATGATTTTTTAGACTTTAGAGATTACATAGGTCAAAAGTCTTGGGAATATTTAGATCAAATGGGTTATGACATGAATTTATACACAACAATTTTTTCTGAAATGTGGGTTCAAGAATTTTCTAAAAAAGGTGGAGGTCATCATTCTGCACATATACATTTTAACCAACATGTATCAGGATTTTATTTTTTAAAGTGCAGCGAAAAAACATCACACCCTATATTTCATGATCCAAAGACTGGTGCAAGAACTACTAAATTAACAATGAAACCTGATCTAAAAGATGTTTGGTCGGGTAATGAATTAATACATTTTAAACCTAAACCTGGAACCTTAATTATTTTTCCAGGATATATGGAACACGAATACACAGTCGATCACGGCAAAGAACCCTTTAGATTTATTCATTGGAATATTCAAGCGGTTCCTAAGGGAATGGCTAGAGATGTTTAATATAAATTTTAAAAATATAGGTTTTATTAAAACTAAACTTACAAATAAAGTTTTATCTCGTTTAAATACATACACCAAACAAAAGAATAAGAAAAAAACAAACTATAGACTTGCGGGTAATATTAATGCTTCTTATGATTTAATTGACAAAGATAATTTCTTTTTTAATAAAGTTCTTTGTCCTCACATTAATCAGTATGCAAAAAATTATGTTGATGTTGTTCCAAAGATTTTAACTAAAAATTGTAAATTTAGACTAGACAGGTTTTGGGTTAATTATCAAAAAAAACATGAATTTAATCCTAATCACAATCATGGCGGTATTTTCTCATTTGTAATTTGGATTAAAATTCCATCAAGTTATAAAAAAGAATCAAAATTACCTTTTGCTAGTCATGCTAATAGCGCTCATCCTAATACTTTTCAATTTACCTATATAGATGCATTAGGGAAGGTAAGGTATGATAATCATAATCTTGAACCAGAAGACGAAGGAACAATGTTATTTTTTCCCGCAGGATTAAATCATTGTGTCTATCCTTTTTATTTATCTAATCAATATCGTATTAGCATTTCTGGTAATATTGCCATAGACCCAACGGAGATCATGCCAAATGTTTAAACAAGGTAAAAATTTTTTAAGTAAAAAAAGTAAAAAATTTATTGAGGAAATTGTACTAGCACCTGGAGCTCTTCCTTATTATCTAGCTCATGTACATCCTTATAAACCACAAGTTCAAAAGTTTATGGGTCATATTATATTGGCTCGTCCAGCTTTAGAGGATTATAAGAAACAATCTGCTACAGTTTGGAACTCTAAATATTATATAGAATTTATTAATATAATTAATGAGTTTTGTGAACAACAAAAAATTAAAATAGAAAAGTTTTATAGAATGAATGTAAATTTTTGTTACAACAGTGGCTACGAAACTACGGATATGCATACAGACCATGAATTTCCTCACCATCAAATAATTATTTATTTAGACAACGCTGAGGATAAAAACGCTGAAACTATTATTGTAAATAAGAAACATAAAATAATAAAAAGAATAAAGCCCATTCAATATCAGGGTGTGTGTTTTAAAAACTACTTACATTATATAAAATTTCCAAAATTTGGACAACGTGTCACCTTAATTGCAACTTTTAAAAAAGGTAAATGAATAAAAGAGAATGTGGAGATTGTAATTTGTGCTGTAAATTACCTAGTATAGATTTTATGAAACCCCATAAACCTTCTTATCAATGGTGTAAGCATTGTGACATTGGAGTGGGTTGCAAAATTTATAAAACTAGACCTAAAAAATGCAAAGATTTTCTTTGTTTATATTTAGGTGGATTAACAAATTTAAAACCTAACCGCTGTGGTTTTTTTATTTATCAAGAAAGAAACGATTCAACGAAGAGAAAAATTTTAGCGATTTTCTGTGAAGAACATGTGTTGGATAAAATACCTGATGCGATTTTAAAAGACCCCGATGGAAAAAAGCTAGTTGATCAAGGATGGACTTTTCATATTAGATACAATGATAATAAAAACGATGTGGCTATTTTTGATTTTAAAGTGTTGGGTAAAGAATTAAAAAAAATAAAATGGGATATAGCAACTAAACAGACAATAATAAATGTTTAAAAAAGATAAATATACAATAATACGCCAGGCTATTTCGACAGATTTATCAGTCTTTCTCTATAATTATTTTTTAATGCAGAAACAAGTTTATGATACCTGTATCAAACACAGATACCTTTCTCCTTTTGAAAATATTATAGGTTCTTACGAAAATTCACAAGAACAAATACCTTATACTTATGCTCAGTATAGCAATATAGCGATGGAAACTTTAATGCTTAAAGTCCAGCCTATTATGCAAAAAACTACTGGCTTAAAATTATATCCAGCTTATACTTATACACGAGCTTATAAAAAAGGTGATATACTTCACAGACATAAAGATCGATTTAGTTGCGAAATATCTACAACAATAAATTTAGGGGGTAATGATTGGCCTATTTATTTAAGTCCAAATAAAAATGTGGGTATTCCAGATGGTAAAAAAATAACTATAGAAAGTAAATCTAAAGGAGTTAAAATAAATTTAAAGCCAGGTGATATGTTAGTTTATAGGGGTTGTGAATTAGAACATTGGAGAAAAAAATTTACAGGCAAAAACTGTGTACAAGCTTTTCTACACTATAATGATTGTACATCAAAAGGAGCTAAGAATAATAGGTTCGATAAACGCCCACATTTAGGGCTTCCCCCTTGGTTTAAACAATGATATAAGACCTTATCAGATGCATCAAAATAGTTGATCCTGCCTACATTTTAGTATAATTAAATATAAAGAGATTTTATATGCTACAAAAAGTAAAATTTGCACCAGGATTTAACAAACAAGTTACAGCCACAGGTGGCGAAGGCCAATGGGTGAGTGGTGACTTTGTTCGTTTTAGATATCAAACACCTGAAAAAATAGGAGGTTGGGCTCAACTTGGAGACAATACTCTTACAGGTAGAAACACAGCACTACATCACTTTGTCAGTTCAGCAGGTATCAAGTATGCTGCACTAGGAACAAACAGAATTTTATACCTCTATTCAGGAGGAGCTTTTTATGATATAACTCCTTTGAAAAGTACAACAACTTTAACCAGTGCCTTTACAACAACCAATGGCGATGCAACAGTTACGATCACGTTTGCGAGTGCTCATGGGATATCTAAGTTTGATATTGTACGTTTGGATAGTTTTACTGCTATCACCAATTCTAATTTTGATTCTGATGATTTTGACGATACGACTTTCATGGTCACCTCCATTCCAACCTCCACAACAATCACCGTTGAAATGGGATCCGTCGAAAGTGGATCAGGAGCATCCACATCGGGAGGAGTAAGAGTTAAACATTATCACTCTATTGGTCCAGCTGTAGAAGCATCAGCTGCCGGTTGGGGATTAGGTTTATGGGGTGGCGAAGTTGCTGGCGAACTAACGGATACACTAGATGGAACTTTAACAAGTGGTTCATCAAGTGTTACCATAGATGATTCAGCATCCTTTCCCGCATCAGGAACAATTCAAATTGATAACGAACGTATTGCTTACACAACAAACACAACAGGAACGAATACCTTTTCAGGACTTACAAGAGGCGCAGATAATACAACTGCTGCATCACACTCAGATAATGCAACGGTAACCGATGTATCTGATTATACAAAATGGGGTGCATCACAAACTGGAGATATTGTAACCGCTCCTGGTCTCTGGACACTTGATAATTTTGGAAATAAACTTATAGCAACGATTGTAGATGGTTCATCTTTTGAATGGGATGCCAATGCAGCAGCAGCAACGTCCACTCGTGCAACCATTATTAGTGGATGTCCAACAGCAACAACACAAACTTTAGTATCTACACCGGATCGGCATTTAGTCGCTTTTGGTACAGAGACAACGATTGGTACACCATCCACACAAGATGATATGTATATCCGTTGGTCTGATCAAGAGGACTTAACGACTTGGGCGCCTACAGCAACTAATACCGCTGGCACACAGAGACTGGCCGATGGTACAAGAATTGTTGGATCACTTAGAGGTCGTGATGCTATTTACGTTTGGACGGATACTTCTTTATTTATTATGAGATTTGTGGGTGCACCTTTTGTATTTTCTTTTCAACAAGTAGGTACCAACTGTGGATTGATTGGTAAAAATGCAGCCGTTGAAGTAGATGGTTCGGCTTATTGGATGTCAGAAAATGGTTTCTTTAGATATACGGGTCGACTAGAATCACTAGCATGCTTAGTTGAAGATCATGTTTATGATGATATTAATACGGTTCCTAAAAATCATATCTATGCA